ATGGATTTGGAAGATTTGAACCCCGGCGCCCTGATAGGGCCGCAACAGGATGTGGAGTCCATTGAACGGTGGGCGGAGCGCAACGGCATCAGCTACGGCACCGCTCGCGCCTGGGTTTACCGGGGCGTGCTGCCGTCCGTGAAGCTCGGAAAGCTGCGCATGGTGAATAGCGCGCTGCTGCGTACCTGGCTGTTGGAACAGGAATGGAGTGCCTGATATGCGCTACCTCGTAGAGATATGCACCTTCCACGGCCCGACCCGGCAACGTCGCTGGCATCGTGTCCATCAGGGCATTTCCCGCGTGGAATGCCAGCGCTGGGTCGAAGAGTTGGTGGCTGTCTTCCCGACTGAAGAGGAAGCCCGCCGCTCCTTCGGCCTGACCCGCGAACGCGCCCGCCAGGCTTACCGCATCCGTGGGGTGAGGGCATGAACCATGACCGCCACTCCCTACTACCTACGCCAAACCCACGCCCCGGACTGCGCCTGCTCTGTGTGCTGGTCCGCAAGGCAGGCCATCCCATTGCACAGCCCGTCGCCGTGTCCGGACTGCCGGCCCCCTGGGCTGCCCTATCTGGAAGGTGGCCGTTGGCTCTGCCGTCCCCGTTCCTTCTGCGCGAAACACGACCCGTCCCGGCGTCCGCCGAAGTACTGGCACGTTGTGTACGACAGCGGGAAACCCACGCCCTTCGTGCCCGTGCGCGAAGCATTCCAACTGGAGGGCTGACCCATGCTCGCTGACACCCTGAAAGCGCTGCTCCTGCTCTGCCTGATCCAGGCCGCCCGCACCGTGGCCGATCCGGTCAAGGGCCGCGCTCCCGGCTCGTCGGAACAGCTTCACCGTTCCGGCGAACGGAAGCACGGGCGGAGCGCCCCCTTGAACGCCTCCCCCCTGAAACAGCCTTTGCTGGGGAGTGTGGGGCAGCTCCTCCGCCCCGCGCTCCCGAGCCCTCGGCGGCAAGAGCGGGATGACAAGGGCAGAGCCCTTGGTGTTGCTCTGCGGGTTCCAAGGGGAATCGTTCCCCTTGGCCGTCGGAGACGACGTTGCGATAGGGATCGTTACCCGGATGGGCCGAGACGAATACCCGTGGTTGGCTTGGTTCGCTAGCGAATAGAGCCCGGCCCGAAGGGATCGCCCGACAAATCACTTTCACCCAACACCGCTGAATGAAGGCGAAACAGCCGAATTTGCAGCAGCGGGACAACTCACGCCGAAAAAGGCGAATTGAAGGAGAAACACCGATGAACATGTTTGCAACCCAAGGCGGCGTCGTCGAGCTGTGGGTCACCAAGACCGACACCTACACCTCGACCAAGACCGGGGAAATCTACGCCTCGGTCCAATCCATCGCCCCGATCCCGGAAGGTGCCCGTGGCAACGCCAAGGGCTTCGAGATCAGCGAATACAACATCGAGCCGACCCTGCTGGACGCCATCGTCTTCGAAGGCCAGCCGGTGCTCTGCAAGTTCGCCAGCGTGGTCCGCCCGACCAAGGATCGCTTCGGCAACATCACCAATACCCAGGTCCTCGTGGATCTGCTGGCCGTGGGCGGCAAGCCGATGGCGCCGACCGCCCAAGCCCCGGCCCGCCCGCAAGCGCAGGCCCAAGCCCCGCGCCCGGCCCAGCAGCCGCAGGGCCAGGACAAACAAGACAAGTCCCCGGACGCCAAGGCGTAAGCCGTAGGAGGCCGCGATGTTCCGCTATCTCTCGCTGTTCGCGGTAGGTCTGGCCACCGGCTACGCCTGGGGCTGGATCGATGGCCTAGCGGCCTCCCTGGCTGTTTGAGGACTGATCGCTATGTCAGGCGTTGTCGCTGTGCAGGTGTGTACCGCGTGGACCTCGACCCCCGAGGGCTTCATGGCGTGTCGCGAACTCGCATGGCAACAGGCCTACCTGATTCCGCCCGAGGCCGCTGGATACGTGGACATCCTGGTCAACGGTGGTTTCTCCCCGGAAGCCTTTGGCATCGGTGCCGCTGGCGTCCTGGGATCGTTCGTGACGGGGCTTTTGATTGGCTGGGTCGCGTCACTTCTTCGTAAAGCCAAATAGAGAGGAAACACCATGAAAGCAATGAAGCAACGCATCGCCAAGTTCAGCCCGGTCGCCTCGTTCCGCAACCTGTGCATCGCCGGTTCCGTCACTGCCGCGACTTCGCTGCCGGCCTTCGCCGGGGTGATCGACACCAGCGCGGTGGAATCGGCGATCACCGATGGCCAGGGCGATATGAAGGCCATTGGCGGCTACATCGTCGGCGCCCTGGTGATCCTGGCCGTTGCCGGCCTGATCTACAGCATGTTGCGCAAGGCGTAACGGGTGCTCTGGTCGGTGTGGTTGGGGGCGTTCTTCGCCGGCGCCTTCATCACCGGGTACCGGACCGGCGAATTCTTCTAACCGAACAGACCGAGGCGGAAGCCCCTCCGGAGTTTCCGGCGGGGCTTTTTATTACCCGGAGAAAAGATAAATGAGCATTAAGACATTGATATCTGTCCTGAGGGTAACGCTTCTTACGGCGTGCTTGTTGCCTTCGTTATTCTTTGTTCGGAGTGCTATTGCGGGCCCTTATATATGGGAGGTTGTTATGTACTCCTCCAGTGGCTCTAGCACTCCTGCCGAAGCATGCGAGAAAGCACGGGTTGTTGCGGATAGGTCTCCGGATTGGAACTATACAAGCGCCACGCCCAAGATGAATGGGTTGGATAATTCATATTGTTCTGTTGTGTATGTTTCTCGCAGAGACCCTAGTGTTGTTAATACTTGTGATGACTGCGCTAGCTGGAAGCTTTTTAGAAAGGGGGATCAGTGTGCCAATGCTGATGATACCTACAATGCCTCCACTGGTATTTGTGAGCCGCCGCCCAAGGAGTGTAAGGAAGGCGAACTGTTCCCGGCCAAGGGCCCGGACTCGCCCGTAGTTACCTCGGGAGGCCGAAACTACGTTGGGGACGGCGGCGCACCGACCGCCTGTTATCAGAGCTGCCAGTACGGCGGCAATCCCAGCCCGGCCAGTTGCTATCTGGTCAAAGGCTCCACCACGACGGGCTTCTGCAACTACATTCTCAAGGGCACCGGCCAAAGCTGCGGTGCCGACTCTTACACATTCTCCCAGACCGGCGATTCGCTGAACCCGCCCGACACTCCGAACACCGATCCTTCCGACCCGAACGACCCCGGCTGCCCGCCCGGCTGGTCGTGGTCGGGGACTACCTGCGTCAAGACCCCGACCGATCCCACGGATCCAACCGACCCAACCACGCCGGGCGGTGATGGCGACGGCGGCGGCGATGGCAATGGCGGTGGAGACAACAACGGCGGCGGCAACGACGGCGGCACCGGCAATGGCGGCGACGGCAGCGGGGGAGGGGACGGCAACGGCGGGGGCGATGGTAGCGGCGACGGTGACGGCAGCGGCACGGGCGGCGATGGCAACGGCACCTGCGACCCGGCGAAAGAGAACTGCTCCACCGGCCCCGAAGGCCCCGGCGGCGAACTCAAGGAACCCACGCCCGGCACCTGGGATGACGCTATCGCCACCTGGGAAAAGAAGGTCGAGGAAGCCAAGCAAGAACTCAAGACCAAGGTGAAGGCCAACGTCGATCAGATGAAGGGCGCGTTCGACCTCAACCTGGCGGAAGGCGGCGGGCAACTGCCCTGCGAGTCCATGACCATTTGGGGCAAGTCCTACTCCCTCTGTATCTCCGACTACGCCGGCCAACTCTCCAGCCTGCGCGTGGCGCTGCTGCTAATGGCCGCGCTGATCGCCGCCCTCATTCTGCTGAAGGACTGACCCTATGGAATGGCTCTCCGGTTTTCTCGATCAGATCATCGCCTTCTTCCAGTGGATCTGGGATTTCTTCGCCCAAGGCATCTATGACTTCGTGCGCGACGGCCTGGTGGTCGCCACCAAGGCGTCGATGTACGCCGCGCTCCAGACCCTGATCCTGCTGATCGATGTCAGCTACACCGCCGCCCGCGAACTGATCGACAGCCTTGGTGTGCCGCAGATGATCCGCAGCATGTATGCCGCGCTGCCGGGGCCGATTGCGGCGGGGCTGGCCTTCTTCGGCGTGCCGCAGGCGCTGAACATCATCATGGTCGCGGCGGCGACGCGCTTCTGCATGCGCTTCGTGCCGTTCATTGGGAGGTGATCCGTGTCGATCAAGATACACCACGGCCCCAATGGCTCCTACAAGACCTCCGGCGCGATCCAGGATGACGCCGTGCCCGCGCTGAAAGACGGGCGGGTGATCATCACCAACGTGCGCGGCTTCACCCTGGAGCGGGCCTATCAGGTCTTCCCGGACCTGCCCAACACGGCGGAAATCATCAACCTCGATCTGGAGTCGCTGGAAGACCTCGAAAAGATGCGCACGTGGTTTCAGTGGGCGCCCCGCGGGGCCTTCCTGATCTTCGACGAAACCCAACTGCTGTTTCCCAAGTCCTGGCGGGAAAAAGACCTCGAACGCTTCGACTACCCCGGTGGACCGGAAGCGGCCCACGCGGCCGACCGCCCCATGGGCTGGCTCGACGCCTGGACCCGGCACCGGCATTTCAACTGGGACATTGTCCTCACCACGCCGAACATCTCCTACATCCGTGACGACATCCGCATGACCTGCGAGATGGCCTACAAGCATTCCAACCTCGCGGTGATCGGCATCCCTGGCCGCTACAAGGAGGCTCAGCATGACGCCCAACTCAACCGTCCGCCCGCCGATGGCACCATCATCGAGTACAAGCGGATCCGAAAGCAGACCTTCGCCCTCTACCAGTCCACGGCCACCGGCAAGACCCAAGACACCAAGGCGGGCAAGAGCCTCTTCCGGTCGCCTAAGCTGGTTCTTCTACTGGCATTGCTGGCCGGCACTATTGGCTTTGTCTGGTATATGGGGCCTCTGCGCACGATTGGCGGTCCGGCTGCTGCAACACCTGCCGACGCTCCTGGCGACCCTGCTCAAGCCCCTGCTGCGCCCGCTGCTGTGGCTGCTCCAACGCGTCCTGCTGCGAATAGCTTTCTTCCTCCTGGGCTTGTACCTGATGGGCCTGCTGCTGCGCCTGTTGATCTGAACGCCCATCCCTTCGCCGATCGGCGGATCTCCATCCTCGCCCACGCCTACCGCAAGTCGCGGGGCGATATCTACATGTTCGCCCTGGAGGATCCCACGGGCCGACGCCTGGAACTCACCAGCTGGCAACTGATTGGCTCCGGCTACCGGGTGACGCCCAAGGGCGAGTGCGTCGTAGAGCTTCGCTATGAGGACTGGAAACAGACTGTCACCTGTGCCGGGAGGCAGGCCGGCGCGGTGGCTAGCATCGCTCCGGCAGCGCCTGTCGCCGCGTCCGCAAACGCACCGGCCAGGGGCCAGTCGCCGCTGACCATCGTCCCCGATTCCGAATACGCCTCGCGGCCCTGGAGGCAGAAATGATCGATTGGGAATTTCTCGTCCCGGTGGCGATGGGCTGGGCGCTGCATCACTGGTGGACGGTGATGACGGCGCTAGCGGTGGTAGGGGGGCCGCCATGAGGGGCGGGCCGCGCCGCCGGCCGGGAGCGCAAGGCATGAGCGATAGGCCGAAGGCGCGGCCGACGCCCCTGTAACACGTCAGATAAGCCACCTATTGCGGTTTCAATTCGTACCAATTTGGATCGTTAAAGATGAAGAAAATCAGCCATCAAATTCGCGTCAGTATCGAGTCGGACGGTCAGGTCTTGGAAAGCCCGAAAGGGCGGTTGTTCTTCGACGACACCACGGCTCAATTCACCGACCTGTCAGGCGTGCGCATTCTGCGGTGCGGCGTGGATACGGTGCGGCAGTTGTACAACGGCAAACTCCGGCCGGAAGTCATGGCGCTGTTTGACCTCTCGGTGGATGTGGTCGAGTTCGCCGGCTACGAGTGGTCCAAGGGCCGCATCGGTCGCGACTCCGGCTATCAGTACCGCCTGCAGAACGCCGAAATGGGCCTGATCCTGCTGATCAAGAATCACAACATCAAGGTCGATACCCTCGGCTCGCACCTCAAGATCGAAGTGTCGCCCCATGCCCTCGACGGTGCCGACCCGCATATCCTCCAGGGCGTGCTGGATGACTTGGCCGCTGCCGTGCTGAGCCACTGCGAAACCAACCAAGCCGCAGTGCATATCGCGCTGGATGTGCAGGGCTGGAAACCGCCTCGTGATCTGGTGGACCGCATGCATTGCCGCTCGCGTCGGGTACGGCAAATCAGCGGGATCGAGCGGATCGAGTTCGACGGTAACGCCTCGGTCTACGGGCGTGGCGAGACGTACATGTTCGGCTCGGCCAACGGCCTGCAACTGTCGATCTATAACAAGACCCTCCAGGCTCGGGCCACCGACAAGCTCGACTATTGGGAAAGCGTGTGGGCGACCCTGAACGGGGATCCGTTCGGCGATGGCGACCCGGCCTATAACCCCCTGGAAACGGTCTGGCGGCTCGAATTCCGTTTCCACCACTCCATCGTCCAGCAGTTCTCCGAAGGCTCGCGCATGGCTTCGGGGGAGGTCATCGGCTGCCGCACCTATGAGGGCCTCTGCCCGCACCTGCAAGGGCTGTGGAACTATGCCTGCGAAAGCTTCAAGCTGCTGAGCCGGACAGCGGTCTACGATCCGTTCTGGAGCCTGATCAGCCAGGATGCCCGCGTCCAGGTCGAGTGCGATCCGCTGATCGAGCGCACCGAGTATCGGCGCTATTACAAGACCGCCAAGGGCTTTAGCGGGCGTAACTGCGAGATGTTTCTCGGCCAGTTCGTGAGCCTGATCGCGCGGGAGCGTGTCCCGGCAAAAAAGGCTATTGAGTCCGCCCGTAAACTGGAGTTCTGGCACGTTATCGAAGACCACTATCTCGCCAAGGGTTGGACTCGTCGCGATCTGGAAAGGCACATACAAAAGCTGATGTGTGATCGGTATCTGCGGCGGGGGTATGCCGTCTAATGTCGATCACCAAGCTCCCCGATGGCCGTTGGTTCGTCGATGTAGAGCCGATCAAGGGCAAGCGCTTTCGCAAGCGGTTCAAGACCAAGATGGAGGCGCAGCAATTCGAGGCCACCGCGCGTCAGAAGTGTGCGGAAAACCCCTGCTGGACGCTCAGGCCGAAGGACCGTCGGCGTCTCTCGGAGTTGGTCGAACTCTGGTATGAACTGCACGGCCAGACCCTGAGCAACGGGCATCGTTGTGTGGCGATTCTGAGGTTGGTGGCAAAGGACCTGGGCGACCCGGTCGCTGTCTCCCTGGAGCCTGCGAAAGTGGCTCGGTTGCGTAGCCGGCAGATAGCCAATGGCATGTCGGGCAAGACCGCGAATAACCGTCTTGGCTACCTCAAATCCATGTACAACGAATTGCGTCAGCTCGGCGTCATTGACTATGAGAATCCGGTAGGGCGCATGCGGCCGCTCAAGCTTCAGGAAAGACCGCTGTCGTACCTGACCAAGCATCAGGTGTCCGAACTGCTTACGGCCCTGGATGCACGCACCACGTCGCCACATCCGAAGATGGTCGCTCGTATCTGCCTCGCGACAGGGGCTCGATGGGGGGAGGCTCAGGCGCTGACGCCGGAACGTCTGAAAGGTAATGCGGTGATCTTCGCCAACACCAAGTCCAAACGTGTGCGCTCGGTGCCGATCTCGGAAGAATTGGCCGCCGACATTCGCCGGCATTGGCAGACCCACGGGCCCTTCACGAACTGCCTTGGCGTGTTCCGCCTGGTGCTGCTGTCGACCTCGATCAAGCTGCCGAAGGGGCAGGCCAGCCACGTACTACGCCACACGTTCGCCAGTCACTTCATCATGAACGGCGGGCACATCGTGACGTTGCAGCACATCCTGGGGCACGCCTCGTTATCGATGACGATGCGATATGCACACTTATCGAGGGACCATTTGTCGGATGCGGTTCGATTAAATCCTCTGTCTATCGGATGAAGGAAATCTAGATTGATATTTCTTTTATGTTATAGGGGGTTAGATAAAGTCGAGTGATATTATTATGGTGGCGCAAGAATTTTCTGTGAAATGTCAAGTTTGTGGGGGGGCTTTTCAATTTGGTGAAGGTTTATATTCTGGAAGATTCATAAAGTATTATGAAATGTCTGTGTGCGACGTGTGTTGGTCTGCTAATTGGGATGGGTGGGGGCCTCGGGCAGAACCAAGTGTCCGTAAACACATGAATGAGAGAGGTCTAGCATTCCCAGAGAGGAATGCTAAAGGCTGGTTCCCTCGTAATCCTGATGAGCCAGAACCGAATAGACCAGATTCGACACTTATTCGACACAACTTGAGATTCAGAAAGGCAAAGCCCCCGAAGCGCTAGGCATTTCAGGGGCTTGGCAGGATGTTCTGGAGCGGGCGAAGGGAATCGAACCCTCGTCATGAGCTTGGGAAGCATTGAGGCGCACTGTCCACGGCTGTCTGAATTCATGCACAATTGTGCGTCGAGGCCTTCTATTCCGGGGCCTCTGGGTAGGTGGTTCGTCCTAGGTTGTCCCAGGAAGAACCACCTTGTTCCGTGCAAACGGCCCCCAGAAAGGGCCCCCAATTAAGGACAGCCCCGTGCTCACCGAGAGACAGATCCGCGCACTCAAGCCAGCCGAGAAGGAATACACCGTCAGCGACGGGCGCAGCGCGCGGGGCGAGGGTGTCTTGATGCTTCGGGTGCGGCCCAATGGTACGAAGGAGTTCTACTTCCAGCGCCGGAAGAACGGGCGGAAGCTGAAGACCAAGCTGGGCACCTGGCCGGCGATGGCGCTCACGGAAGCGCGGGACCGGTGCCGCGAGGAGAAGGAGATCCAGGTTGAGGCTGGCACCTTCAAGGAGTTGATGGCCGCCTATGTCGCCAAGCTGAAGCAGGAAGGGGCGGCGAGTGCCGAGCACGTCGAGTGGTCCTTCAAACACTACGTTTCCGAGCCGTTCCCAACCCTGGTGGAGCGCCCAGCGGTGTTGATCGGGCCGGCCGATATCCGTGACATCCTGGCCAAGATGATTGCCGGCGGCGTCACGACGATGACGAACCGGGTGCGCTCTCGCCTTCATTCGGCGTTCCAGAGTGCCCTGCAGCAGGACTACAACCCCCGCACCTACCTGGAGCAGGAAAATCGCTTCGGCCTGACCAGCAATCCAGTGGCTAGCATCCCTGTACAGGAAGACTGGGAGCAGCCCGGGGATCGGGCACTCACGGAGAAGGAGTTGCAAGCGCTCTGGCATCTGCTGCCGGAGAAGCTGTCCCTCACGACGTCCGAGTTGCTCAAGTTCTTGATCGCCAGCGGTGGTCAACGACCGGAGCAACTGCTCCGGTCTGATCGGTCGATGTATCAGCGGGACCATGTGATGATCCGCAACGGGAAGGGCGGCGAAGGTGAGCGGGCGATGCATGTGGTGCCTTACAACAAGCTGATGCGGGCGAGTCTGAAGGAAATGGACTGCATCAGCGAGAAGAGTCCGTATCCGTTCCAAGGCAAGGATGAGGGGAAATCCCTGAACCCCCAGTCTCTGTCCAGGGCCGTGACGAAGCTGTATGGCCGGCATCACAAGTCGTTCAACGGCCCGTTCACGCTTCGGGACATCCGTCGGACCTGCAAGACGCTGATGGCAAAAGCCGGGCTCTCCAAGGAGCTGCGAGACAGGATCCAGGGCCACGCCTTCAACGATGTGTCATCCAAGCACTACGACCGCTACGACTACTTTCAGGAGAAGAAGCGCGGGCTCGATCGCTGGGCCGCCTGGCTCGAAAAGAACGTCATCGACACCAAGAAGTAGGGCCGCTCACGCGGCCCTTGTTGGCGTCCATCCCATCGGGTTTTCCAGCCAGCGGTTGATATCGGATTGTCTCCAGCCTACTCGCCCTGGCGTGATCTGTACCGGACTGGGGAAGCGCTTGGCCTTCACCTCCCGCCAGAGTGTCGAGCGCGCCAGGCTGGTGGCTTCCAGCACCTCGGCTTCCCGCATGAATCTGTCCAGTTCAGCCATCTTCACCACCTATCCACTCTGTCCGTGCCTGCCACTGTCGGCGCATTTCCGCTATCAATTGCTCGACGGCGCTTTCTCCCCGCCGCTTGAGGGTTTCTCTCAGCTCGGCGACTTTCTCCGGCGTGGTGATGCCACGCCGGAGCCAGTACCGGGCCTCGCATGCCAGCATGTGCTGGCGGTTGGCCTGATCAGACAAGGATCACCTCCTTGCGATCGGCCCTGGCCAGCATCGCCACCGCGTTGCGGACTGCGCGCCAATCGCTCGGCGTGCTGCTGGTGTGGATAACTGGCCGCTCTGCCTTGGTGAAGCGCAGATGCCCGCCGTTGGTCAGTCCAACCCTCCAACCGTTGGCCAGGGCGTACTGAAGCAATGGCTGCAGGCTTTTCGAGCGGCCGCAGCGGCGGCCACTTTGGAGTATCAGCATGCGCATGCGTTGCCCTCCTTGAAAATGTCGAACTGAGCCAGTCCCTGGTAAGCGCTAGGGTTGAGCCATAAACACTCGACGCGCTGGCGTGCACCGTCGGCATGCGCTGCGCGCTCGATGCAGTGCCAGTCCTGGAACAGATCGTCATATAGGGGGCATGGATAGCCAGAGACAATGACCATGCCATCTAACCGATGCAGTGCGACCGCAAGTTCCCGGTGCTGCTCGTCGCTGAGCTCGTGGCGATAGCTCTTCCCGGTTTCGTTGTGCCGGACCTTGGGGCTGCGAGTTGAATGCACGTAGGGCGGATCGACATAGTGCAGAGTGGTCGGTCGGTCGTGGTGTGCCATCACTTCCATAGCGTCGCGATTCTCGATCACTACGCCCTGGAGGCGGTCAATGATCGCGGACAGTGCGTCCGGGTAGTTGCGCCAGTCCATCGCCGGGGATGTTCCCGAACGGGAGGACGATGAGCGAAACCCCGTGCGTTCGCCGCTCGCCGCTGCGCTGCCGAACCCTTGAAATGAGCGCACGATCATCCGGCGCGCGCGCTCCAGCGTGTCTGCTGTTTCGTCGTAGCTGATGTCGAACTCGCCTCGAGCGAACGGAGTAAGTGCCAGGGCCTGGCGCAGCTCCTCGCCGCGGTCGCGCGCGACACGGAACAGGTTCACCACGTCCCCGTCCAAGTCGTTGTAGACCTCGGCGTAGGCGCGGGGCTTGCGAATCAGGACGGATCCACCGCCACCGAATGGCTCGACGTATGTCTTGTGCTCGGCCATGTGGCTGATGATCCACGGGGCTAGTTTCCACTTGCCGCCGTGATAACGAAGTAGTGGGCGATAGGCGGTCATGGACGTTTCCCCCTTGAGTCTGCTTCCTTGGGAGCGGAGAAGGAGGAGGCCGGCTGCGAAGCAGCTTGCACGCCGCTCTTCAACATGAAGAACACAGCCAGGACAATCAGAACTGCCAGCGAGAAGTTCAGCAAGCTGCGCGGGTTGTCCAGCATCTTCAATAATTCGTGCATGCCGTTCACCTCAGCGACTTTCAGAGGGTTGTGAAACGCTCAGCGCCACTGCAACCGGGCGCACCCAGATCGGCGTATTGCTGAGCATGAAGGTTTCGCCGGCCTCGGCCAGCAGCAGGGTGGTGCCCATCACGCCGGCGATGGCCTCGGCCGCGGCCGGCGGTACGGCGTTGCCGATGCGCTCGCGCCAGTCGCTGTCGCTGAGCCCGTCGAGTACCAACTGCTCTTCGGGGTCGACCAGGCTCTGCAGCGCGGCTAGCTCCAGGGTGGTGAAGGGCCGGTGCCAGGTGCCGTCCAGTGACTGGATGATGCAGGTGAGCCGGTCGTTCGCCGCCGGCATGCGCGGGTCGGCGACGCTCCAGCGGCCGTTGTCGTAGCGGGCGCTGGCGGAGACGGCTCCGGACACCTGGTCCCAGCCCATCACGCCGTAGTGGCCACCGCCTACCCAGGCATCGCCAGGCTGCCGGTCGAATGCTCGAGGATCAGCGATCGACAGCGCGCCGCTGGCCACCTGCTGGGAGCCGGTGACCGTGCCGGTAGCGCTTCCCCACTCGCCGACGTGCAATTTGCGGCTACTCGCCCCCGGGTGCCAGTTGTGGTACCTGGGATCGGCAACAGCCTGGCCGCCGGAGCTGGGTGAGTGCCCGCCGGTGATAGTTCCGGCGTGGCTGCCCATGCTGACGACGCGGAACACGTTGTTGTGCCGGACGCCGCCCGGGCGCGGGTCTGCTACAGCGAATGCGCCCTGGCCGGTAGTACTGGCCGCGATCACGGTGCCGGACGGGCCGTCCCAGTCGGTGACGGGGTACTTGCCGAAGCTCTGGCCGCGGGGATCGGCGACGGAGTACGTGCCCTGGCCGGGCGACTTGACGCCGATGATGGCGCCCGAGGTGTCGGTCCAGCGGCGCACGCCGTACTGCTGGTATTGCAGAGCGTTTGACGGCGCGCGAGGATCCGCGACTGAGAACCGCCCGTTCATCGGGCGGCTCGCGCCGGCGACGACGCCACACGAATCGCCCCAGTGATTCACGCCCAGGACGCCCCGGTGGTACTCCGGCACGATGATCAGATCGCGCAGGTAGCCGTCCTCGACGGCGAGGTCGTTCAGGCTGCGCCAGTCGCTGCCGGCTCGCACCAGTGCCAGGCGAACCCAGGTCTTCCACTGCAGGGATGGCACACGGTGCATCGGGCCGGCGGCCTCGATATCGCCGGGCAGCGGCATGCGGCCGAGGATGTCGCCGACGGCGCGCAGGCTCTTCTTCTCCGGCTCGTACAGGAAGGGCGGCACTTTCTCGACGTGCCGCGCGACCAGTAGGAAGCGCTTGCGGCTCTGCGCCAGGCCGCCGAGTTCGCCGCAGTCGTGAGTGGTTTCCGCCACGGCGTAGCCGAAGCCGCCGAGCAGGCTGTTGATCTGGTCCAGCAGGTGCCGGCCGCGGCTCGCCAGGCGCGGGACGTTCTCGAAGACGATAAGCGGCACCGGGTCATCAGCCCATGCCTCGCCCATCAGCCAGATGCAGCGCAGCGTCAACTCGTTCAGCGCCTGGTACTTCGGAGTCAGGCTCATCTTCTCCGACAGCAGGCCGCTGGCGCCCTTGCAGGGCGAGCTGATGAACACGGCATCCGGTCGGCGCCCGCCGGCGGCGCGCCGAATATCTTCCGGGGTCGCCTCCCGCCAGCCTGCCGGCGGCTCCTTGCCGTGGAACCGCACGTACTGGTCGCGGGTGAAGAGGTCCAGCAGGGTGCCCGGGACACCAGCCAGTCGCTCGAAGTCGCGCAGGCCGGCTGGGTCCACGTCGATCCCGCCGAGGCAGACCCATTCGGCCTCGACGTTGCCGACCCGCGGACGCGCCCGGTTGAAACCGGCGGCACCGCCGCCCAGGCCGCAGCAGAAGTGGAAGTGGTAGAGGGTGCGCTTAAGCATGCCGACGCCCTCCCTGCGCTTTCTTGGTCGCCAGGTTGGCCATGTAGCTGGCCCACTCGACCGCTTTGGCCTGTTGGCGAATCCGGCTGCAGCGCTGGTGCTTGCCGGTGGAACGCGCGTTGCCGCAGATGTCGCAGGCGCTCGGAAGGTCCAGCCGCTTGCTGGCCATCGCTGGACGAGTGCGGGTAGCTGACGTGGCTGTGCTAGCCTTGGCGTCGCCGCCTTGGGGTTGATTCGCTTGCATGGTGTCTCTCCTTTGGGGTGGTCGGCGCCAGGGAGTTGCCGCTCCCTGGCGCCTCTTCTTCAGCGCCGCGCGGGGTGCTCGCGCAGTTCCTGACAGCGGATGCAGCACTCGCAGCCCGGGGCGGCCTGGCGGCGAGCCTCGGGTATTTGCTCGCCGCAGTCCTCGCACCAGAGGGCGCTGGGCGCCGGGCGAGTGTTCGTCCGCTGGGCCAGGGCGGCCTGGATCATGTTCTCGGCCCGTTCATTGGCCTGGTCGATCACATCCACAGTCAGCCTCCCTATGCCTGTACTACCGGTGGTACGCCCTTGCTGAGCATGCTGCGCACATTGGCCGCTAGTTTGGTGGGGGCCAGGGCCTTGTCCTGTTTCACAGGCTGCGGGAGCAGCTTCGCAGCCTCGGGGAACAGGTCTTCAACCTGGCGGGAGGTGCGGCAGGCAAGCAGAACGTCCATGGCCTGACTACGAAAGGCGAGGCCTGCTTCAACCACGGACTCCAGTTCTGAACAGATCAGCAGAGCGAGGCCTTTCAGCTTCAAGTCGGTGATGTCCTCCATGCCGTGGAGGCGGGGTACTGCGCCGTTGGGGCAGACGAGGCGTATCTTCCAGTCGCGGTCGTGTCTGGAGTCCAGAAAGCGCTTGACGCCTTCGAATGCCTGGGAAACGAGCAGGCGTGCGACGAAAGTGTTGCGGAGCTCTTGCTTGTAGTGGCGGGCTACTGCAACGAACTCTTTCGTGACTGGGCTACGGTCCTCCCCACGCTGTTTCTTATAGGTTGGGAAACAGCTCGAAGTGGCAGTGACGGCACCAGCCTGAATCATGCTTGCCCAATGCTTTTTTTCGAGCCCGGGAAGGGCTTCCACCTTGGAGCAATGCGCTGTCCAGAACTGCGTATTGAGCGCCTCGAGGTAGCCGGCAATGGCGACCGCATGATGCGCTACGGCCTGGATAGTAAGTTTGTCGACAACCTCCTCACGCATTGCTTGTGTGATAGGGAAGTGCTTTTTCATGGTGTCTCTCCTTCATGGAAATGGCGCCGGGGAGTTGCCGCTCACCCAGCACAGGCTCTTGTGTCAACCGAGGCGGTACTTCTTCTCGCCGTCGATCACGTAGAAGTTCACGTCGCTGAGGCGATACACGCCACCGGGCCCTCCGTGCACGACGTAGTCGTCGTAGGGCGCACGGCCGACGCGCACAGCGAACAACTTGTCGGTCTGGTGGGCATGAGGGCTGGATTTCTTCAGCCGTGCATAGAGTTGTTGGCCGACGGGACGGCAGCCCGCCGAACCGTGTGCCGCCTCGAAGCCAAGCCAGGCATTACGGGTTTCCAGCGACAGGAAGCTGTTGCCGTCGTCGCACATAGCCAGGTCATAGCCGCGAGGTTTTGCCCACGCGGCGAAGGCGATCTCCAAGCGCTTCAGTAGCAATTGCTCGGGCGTAACGAATTGGGCCTGCATGGTGTCTCTCCTATCGGGTTGTGGTGCCGGCGTTGCCGCGCCGGCTTGGTGATTCAGAACGGAAGCTGGATGCGACGCCATGCCATGTCCCAAACCTCGCAGTGAGCATTGGTATGGGCCTGATCGGGTAGGTCGTAGAGGCTGTTCAGAGCGTCCAGAAGGGCGAGAATCTGTGCGTGGTTCAAAGCTGTCCGCGCATCCAAGGAGTCGCCCATGTCGTCATGCAGGGCGCTGATGTAGTGCCCGGTCTTGCCCAGGCTGTAGGCCACCAGGTCTTGCCGATGGTGTGGGACTGCAAGTTGGTTCTCGCAATACGTGCCCAAGGCCTGCAGCGCTGTGCTGCGCTGAGTATTCACGCCGAGCTGTTCCAGCTTCAGGTTGACCACGCGAGAGGCGAATGCTGGGGAACCATCAGCCCTGCCGACAATGGCTATCGCGCTTTCATAGGTACTACTGACAGAAACCCCGCCGTGCACACTGAAAGAGCAGTTGTTGAAGAGTGGTTTGAGCATGTCCCAATCGAAGTGGGCGGCGGGTTCAAGGACGACTGGCAGGTTGTCCGGATTGAACAAGCGAACCATCAGGGCGGTCTTGGTGTGGGTTTCCGGCGTGACGTTCTGAGCATTTGGCTGACCGGTGAGTCGCCAGAGGGTAGCGATCAAGCTGTCCTGTCCGACTCCCGTGTCTCCGTTAACGAGCAGGAAAGGGTAAGAGCCCTGCAGGTCACGGATGCGCTTGGCGTGCATCGCGCCGAGCCACCAGGCCAGGGCTACCAGCCCCTTCGGGCCGAAACAGGTGTGGAATAGGTCGACCCATTCCGGGGTTTGCTTGTGCATGGTGTCTCTCCTTTGGGGTTGCAGTTCCGGCGTTGCCGCGCCGGTCAGGCTTGGAAAATCCAGCACTTGACGGTGCTGGGTCGGTTGGTGAAAGGGTTCTGGCGGGCGTGTGCCGCGCGCACTGCGCTGTCGACGGCCTTGTATTCGATGAATTTGTGCCGGCGGGACTCTTTCAGCAGGTCGCGCAGGGTTGCCGCGTCGGCCACCTTCTGGCGGTGGTCGGCGGCCAGCTTCACGAACTCGTTGAGGTTGATGGCGATGGTTCCGGGGTTCTTGCTGTGGTTGAGCACCGGCTCTTCGCTGAGGTTTTCGAGGTAGTCGTAGACCTCCCAGAACTCGGCCACCTCGGGCGCGTCGGCGTTGACGGCGTCCTGGCGCTCCAGGGCCATCGTCATCAGGGTCTGCTGAGCGCAGGCGAGCTGGTGCTCGGACAGCGGCACCACCAGGCGCAGCGCGTCGACCAGGGCCATCATCTGCGCGTGGTTGAGTATCAGCCGCTCGATACGAATCTGTTTCAGACCGCGCAGCGTCGCGCTGTGAACCTTCAGCCGCTCGCGGAAGCACTCCAGCACGCGGGCCTCGGCACGGATGGCCATCAGCAGGAAGTGGCTGACCTCGAGCACGCCCAGGTGGTTGAGGTTGTCGGCCGCGGCCTGGCTCTCGCGGGTGATTTCCGGGCGAATGAAGTGCAGCTTCACGATACGGGTCATGATCGCTTCGGAGGCCTGCACCGTGGCGTTCTGGCTCATCACCAGGGTGCCGCGGAAGGGTGGCTCGTAGGTCTCGTTGCCGGCGGTCTTCTGGCCGGTCACGCCCAACGCGCGGCCGTTGAACAGCGGCTTGAACTCGTCCCAGTCGAAGGACTTGGCGGCGCCGCCGGCGCGGCTGTTGTCGCTGCGGTCGGCCTCGAGCATGACCATTGGCATGTTCGACAGCTGGGTCAGCCAGCGGCGCAGGCCCGCCTTGGTCATCTTCGACGGGTCCTGGCCTTCCTCGTCCGCCCGGCCGAGCAGCTTCCACAGGAAGGTGATCAGCGTGGACTTGCCGGCACCGGCCTCGCCGGTGGCCTCGAGGAACGGAAAGGACTGGAACTCGGCGCGGATCTGCTCCGCGAACAGCGAGCCGAACCAGAATGCCAGCGCCACCAGGCCCTTGGCGCCGAAGCAGGTCCACAGCCAGTCCAGCCACTCCGGGCGGTAGTCCTTGGCGTCGGTGGCGATCTGCAGCTTGATCGAGCGCTGCAGGGTCTTCAGGCGCAGCTTCTGGAACTCGAAGAAGTCTTCGGCGTTGGCCTTCTCGATCACGCCGCCGCGCACCGCCACGTCGCCCAGAACGTAGCAGGCATGCTCCCGGCTGTAGCCCAGGTAATCGATGGTGGCCACCGTCTTCAAGCCGGTGAGCTGCAGCTTCATGATCTGGTCAAGCTGCGCGCCGCTGCCGGTGAAGATCGCACCGGCGGCCACGCCGAGCAGGCGCTTCTTGAACTCGCTGGCCGCCGCGACCTGGGCGCTGGTGAAGGTGTTCTTCACGCTCTCGTCGTCGGGGCGATCGATGCGGAAGTAGTACCAGCTCTCGTCTGTGACCTCGTTGCGCTGGAAGTACAGGGCCTGGGGGAAGCAGTTGGCGATTTCCACGACGCCGCCGGCTTGCTGCAGGGCCTTGTCGCGCATCTGTTTCTGGTTCAGCAATTGGTCGTCGTGGTTGTCGCTGTCCTCGAGGCTCTGCATGGCCTTGTTGAACTTCTCGATATCCAGCTTGAACCAGTAGAGGCGGTTGGCGAAGCGGAAGTGGAATTCACCGCGCTTGCCCCAGTCGTACATCAGCAGGGCCTTCTCGGCGGCACTCTCGGCGATCAGCAGCGCGCCCTCATGACGCGCGGTCTTGAGGTCTTTCTCGATCTGCGCGACGCGCTCGGCCGCGTCATCGATGAACATCCAGCGCTGGTGCAGGTCGTTCCAGTCGAATTTGCGGTTGTTGCGTTGCGGTAGTTGGGCCGCTTCGCAGACGTAGCCCAGGGCGCGCGCCTCGGTCACCCACCGCCGGGTGTACCTGTGGGCGCCGGGTTCGTTGTCCAGCGCCCAGATCAGTTTCGGCAGCTTGCCGCCACGGGCTGTCGCGAGTTCGCGCAAAGACTGCTCGGGGAAGGCGTTGGAACTCATGGCCGACACGGCGTCGATGCCGTGGTGCAGCAGCGCGATGGCGTCGAAGATACCTTCGACGATCCACAGCTCCTTCACCTCCTGCAGGTCGACGCTGGGTGGGCACCACCAGACGCCGCGCGGGCTGTCGCCCGGCTTGAATCGGGCCTTCTTCTTGCCGAAGCGGCTCGGGCGATCGATCAGGCGTTCCCAGTAGCCGCCTTTCTTCAGCGGGAAGCGTACTGTCGCGCTACCGATCTCAAGGTCGCGGTCCCAGTAGTTTTCCTGGCTGTACCAGCCATCGATCAGCGCCAGGTCGAAGCCGCGGGCGTGCGCCAGATACGCCCGGGCCGAGGCTGCAGGTTCCTTGTCGGTGGCCGGCGCTCGCTTGCTCCAGTCGTCGAAGAGCTCCGGGTAGATTTCCTTGATGTGCCAGGTGTCGCCGCACTTGCCGCGCCCGCAGCGGATGAACCAGGGGCTGTCGACCAGGGTGTAGAGCTCCTTTTTGCCGCACGTCGGGCACTCGCCTTTGCGCATGTACTTCGTGCCCTTGATCGGCGTCAGGCCGTACTGATCCTGCAGGCGGCGCAGCACGTCGGCCTTGAGTTCGCGGTCCATTTCCTTCATGCGCGCCCCCGAATCTGCTTGCGCAGTTCGCGGATGGTCCGGCAGATGCCGGCAATGTGTGGGCGGTCCTCGAGGATGCGCTTGCCGCGTAGACCCTGCGGCGTATAGCGGTAGCGATCGTCGTACCAGCACTCGGCCATGGCGGCTTCGTACTGGCTGACCAGCCAGAGCAGGTACTTCTCAGCCTGGTTCTGGTCGACTTCGACGGTGATTGAAATGTGGCCGCTCATGGCGGAATACCTCGAATTCTGGGCGTAACTTCCCCAAACCCACAGCAGTGGGTAGGGCGTGTCTCAGGGATTACTGGGTGTGCTGGGGGCGCTGTTTGAGCAGGTGCGCGGGCAGATAGCGGGCCGGGATCGGGAAGCGGCAGTGACTGCGGGTGTCGATCAGGTAGACCACCTCGTCGTCTCCCTGGCCCCAGTCGATGCCAAGCCAGATCGGCTCTGGCCCCGCGAAGACTTCATCCCACGCGCGCTGGGCGAGTTGTTCGGCCATGAATTGGGGGACCTCGAGGCCTTTGGCCAGATGGTTGACACAGGCATCGAACAACCGGTCGGAGCCGGAGGAAAGATACTGGTTGGCGTTGGCCTGCAGGTACGCTGCGGCGGCTTTCTGCATGGTGCTGCGGTAGTCGTTGGTGCTGTTCATTGCATGCACTCCACATGATCCAGCAGGTCCAGTTGGTTGGTTGCGGCCGCGAGGTCGCGGCGTGCCAGTTGACGGGTTTTTGAAGGCGCCATGGGGAGCACCAGCAGTGGCCGCTCGAGGCCCGAGGGGCTGAGCTGGTAGTCCCAGCTCAGGGAGCCTGTGAAGGTGGCGCCGCAGAGCGCGTTTGTGCATTGCGCGTACATCGAGCGGAAGCACGGGGTTTGGCCCTCGGAGGAGCGGATCCGCATCCGGCTGTGGCAGCAGGGGCAGACAAGCTTGTAGACGCTCATGACTACAGGGCCTCCATGAACTCGAAGGCGATGTTCAATGGCGTAAGAGCGTCACCTATTGCGATGCGGATATCGCTGTCTGCCAGCGTCCCCTTGGCGGTACGGACTGTTTCCCTTAGCGTGTCTAGCCGCTGCTGAGCACAGTCCAGTACGCTGAGCAGTTCTTCTCTAGCTTGGTCGTTGAGGTTTGCCATGGGTCATCACTCTGAAAAGGACGTATAGCGCTTGATCGAGCGGTTGCAGGAGCGCCACGACAAACTGGTCAAAGTCATGACCGGGCGCTCGACACAAACGCATACTGCGTCGGGTAGCTTTCCAGCGTTGGCGGTGAACGCAGAAGACATCCGTTTTGCCGTGGATGATCTGGCCACCGCTCTCAAGGAAATTCGCTCCCGGCTGGGAAAGGCCTGAGACCGTCTCACCGGAGACTTCCTTCACTGTGAAGAGCGACCACTGCCAGCACCTCGCCATGGCGCTCGGCCATGTAGCTGGCATGGGCTGCAAGGATGGCTTTGGCCTCGGCGTCTTCGATCACCCCGTCTTCCAATGCCTTGGCGATGATCAGGTCCACTGCCCCCCGCTTGATTGATGCACGCACCGAGCGGCTGTACAGCGTGAGGTTGTCCAGTGTCTCCGGTTGGCTCAGCGCTACGAACATGCCGCTATACAACTGCGCAATGTATTCGGGAAAGAAGGTGGTTCCGGCCTCCTGCTCGAGCAAGCGCAACTGGTCGTCGCTGAGCGGCTTGCTGCCGGCGTTCTCGTAGGCGTGGTTGTCAAACTTCTTCAGGTCGAGGCCCAGGCGGGCAGCGGCGCATTCGCGACCGCCGGGGTAGGCGCCGATTATCGCGCTGACCACCTGGCGCCGCGTTTCTAGGAGCGGGCGTTTCATCTTCTGGTGTCTCCCCAGGGCGGTGGCCATTACTGTTCGGTTGCGGTCTGGCGAATGCCGGGGACGACATCGGCGCCTATCTCTTCAGATAGGTCCTTGAGGATCGCGTAGGCGAGGCGTCCGTTGGGCAAACGCTCCGCTCCTGCCCAACGAGCCACCACTTGGGTGACATTGCGCGGCTCGTAGCCGCGAGCCAGGGCGAACTTTCGGTAGCTGCTGCCCTTTTCGACGAGACGTGCACGGATCTGATTAGGGGTCATGGCCTGGGTGTTCCCATACGGATAAGATGTTCTCGTTGTGAGTAAGGCTATTGCCTCATTTTGAGCAAGTCAACAGGAATTTCCTATTTTGGGAAACAAAAGCGCTAACGCCGTTGTGGACCGCCTCCTGAGTGTCTACGGGGTCAAGAACGACAATCAGCTGAGTGAGCTTCTGCAGATCAAGCGATCAACGCTTGGCAACTGGCGCTCGCGTGACTCCGTTCCTTACACAGTTTGCGTAATAACGGCGGAGGAGAGAGGAGTCAGCCTGGACTGGTTGCTCACCGGTGAAGGACCAATGTGGAGAGGGGGCGACTCGCAGAAGGTTGAGGAAACGCTTACTGATCCGCGCGAGCAGGCTCTGCTGGCGCTCTGGCGCGAATTGGGTGAGGACGACCGGCGAGAAATACAGCTTGCTGCTGAGGAAAAGAAACGTCTGAAAATTCTGGAGCAGCGCCTCGCGGAGCTGGAGGCCGTTGTCGCTGATGCCAAAAGGCTGGCATGATCTGCTCCCATCGAGAACATGACATGGACTGCCGTTACGTCTCGGAAGCCCGGCCCAGCGCCAGGCTTCTGTTTTTCTCCCCTTGGGGCTGGATCCTTTCGAACACCCAGCAGCGAACGGACTTCCCAACTAACTGGCTGTTGACGCTGTGGTTGGTGTACAGACAGCGCGGTTCCTGGCTTTGCGTAAGCGCCTCTCGCAAAGCGCGGTCGAACAGCATTGGCTGGTCGTGTTCTACGAGCAATCGAGCCAGCCCTCGAAGGTTTATGGCGAGTAGCCCTGGTGTGCGGTGGTGGTTGTACTCCACGCCTTTCACGTCGAGGGAGGCCAAGGCATCCCAGAACCGAGCAAGGGCCTCCGGCATCGCTGGGGCACTCCAGCCGATGCTGTCAAACTCGGGCGTCGGTAGGTTCAGTAAGCGAGAAACGTGATCAAGCTGTTGATGGATAGCCTCACGCATAGCACTGTCGCGGGTGCGGTGTAATTCCTTGAGCAACGCCAATCGGTGGCGGGAGATGGCAAGTTGCTGAGTGATACTGCTGTTCTGGCGATCGTTCCCGGTCCAGTAGTCGGCCAGAACGCGGTAGCACTCGCGCTGATAGCGAAGCACCATTTCCTTGAGTTCAGGCTTGACTCGGTTTGCGTCAATCCCAAACAGCCAACCGTTGAGCATGTCGAGTGGCAGGCTCACTACCTCTCTCATTCTCCCGTCGCTGGCAACCATGTCCATGATGGACATGGTTGACGCGAGAACAGTATTTCGCTGAAGGCGCTTGTACTGGGCTTCCCATTGGAGTCCCATCTGCTCGCAAACCGAACGCATTGCCACATACACAATGCCTCCCTCATTGAGGGTGAGCAGGCTGTGCTCATGGAACGGAACAACCGCGAACTGCTGTGCTGTGCTCATCACACTGCTCCGTCGGGAATCAGAAGAACACGTCTGCCGGGACGTTGAAACGGGCCGTCAGGGCGCGGATGTGGCGCACATTGAGTTGCCGCTTCCCAGCCAGGATCGCCGATACCACCGACTGCGGCCCAACCTCGGGTAAGTCGCCCTGGAGAAGGCCATGCTCCTGCATCAGGAAGCGCAGCACCTCATGCCCTGGTGCGGTAGGAGTCTGATAGTGATCGGCGTCGTAGACGCTGATCATGTCGCCGATGCGCGCAGCAAGGCCCGCCAGTGGGTGTCCATCAATATCACCAATCTGGTCAAGCAACTCGTCGAGCGTCTCTACCAGCTCGTCGTAGTCGGCCTCGGTCTGCGGCGGAGTCAGCAGCGGGGCGAGAAAGCGCCAATGCTCTGCTGCTTGCTTCAGGATTGCGCTCATTGTTCACCTCACTTCCATTGGTTGCGGTCGTACTCTTTGTGATCGAGCACAGCGCGAATGAAGACTTTCTTGAACTGGTAGTCGACCACGGCGATCAGGCGGAGCTTATTGCCGCCGATGTCAAATACGTGCTTGTTGCCGACTTTGTCGACGCTGGGGAAGACCTGTTTCATTGCGGCGAAGTCACCTGGCTCCAGTCGGCGCATCAGCCGGTACCACGCCTCCAAGGCCGTGGCAGAGTGGGGCCACTTCTGCTGGGCTTCCCAGATGCGCTTTTGAGTGATGACGTGCATGCATGGCCTTTCATCGCAATTTGCTATGTTCGGTATGCTATTACAATGCCGTGCATATAGCAAACTGAGATTTTTAGACGTGACTCTCCTGCAATCGCCTCCACTCTCGATCGACAGCCCGCTTCGCACTAGCCTTGGTGCTGTACAGGTAGCGCAGGCGGCGCGGCTTGCGCTGGTCTCCCGCGGTGATGGTCTTCTCCGTCCCGCTCTTCTCGTCGCGGTAGTAGGCGATGATCCCGGTGTAGTCGCCGCCGGTGTCGTCGGCCAGGTCGCTGACCAGGTCCTCGGGCAACTTGCTTTCCATCTCCAGGCTGGTGATGTAGCCGCCGTCGGCGCTGAGGCTGTGCTGCACATTGCCGCCGTACCAGATGATCGCGTCTATCTCCGTCTTCACGCCTTGCAGGGTGTAGGTCAGTTCCGGGATCAGGTCCGGTCGGCCCTTGGCGAGCATGTAGCTGAGCGTGGCGCTGCCACGCTGTAGGCGGTTCCACTCGGCGCGGGCGGCGCGCAGGGCGCTCTGGCGGTCGCTGTAGGTGTGGCGCAGGTCCTTGAGGTTGTCGCCCTTGGCGCCAGCGATTGCCTCCTGCTTCTTCGCGCTGTTCACGTCGTAGAAGTACGCGCGTACGCCATCGTAGCTGTCGCGGTCGGCCTGCAGGTAGCGGTGCTGGTCGCCATCCTGGCGGGTGAGGGTGATGTGCGGCAGCGCCAGGCCGCTGGCAGTCTTGCCGCCGCCGGCCGGCAGACAGAGCAGGCAGCCGGCTTTCACGGTGGCCACCGCATCGAAGTCCTCGCCCAGGCGTGTCAGCAGGTTGGCGTCGGACTCGTTGGCCTGGTCCAGCTGCAGGATCGGCAGGCCCACCAGCGCCGGCGCGAGCACCGGCTTCAGGTTGTTGCCGAGGGCGATGTCGGTGAGCACGTCGCCCAGCGTCTTCGGGCTGCTCCAACTGCGCTCGCGCTTGACCTTCAGGCCCTTGCGCAGGTCCGCCGAGCGGGCGCGGATGCTGAGCACGTCCGGCGCGCCGCTGTGCTCGGTTTCGTCGACGGTGTAGGAGCCCTTGTCGACCAGACCGCTGTCACTCCAGCCCAGCCAGAGGTGCAGTACGGCGCCGCGCGGAGGGATCGCGAGCAGCCCGTCATGATCGCTGAGTGTCACGCTCAACTGATCGGCCTCGAGGCCGCGATTGTCGGTCAGGTCCAGGGCGATCAGTCGTGGGCTGATGAGCTGGGCGATGTCGTTGCCGTCGACCGTGAGCCGGAACACCGGCACCGGGTAGCCGGCGTCGCGCTGCAGCTGGTCGACGGCGCTGGTCAGGTAGCCCGTTACGCGGGCGAGGGCGGCATCGATCACAGGATGCGTCTCAGCAGGTTGCCGGCGGTACCGAGGACCGAACCGAGCAGATCGGTGCGGCCGTCGTCGATGCGTTTGAGCTCGAGGGAGAACTCGATCCGCCGCGGGGTGCCGTCGGCGAAGAAGAGGGTCCGCGTCTCGGTGACGCGCTCGATCACCCATAGGCCGTAGATGCGTCCGGTGCCCTCGACCATGGGCCAGGCCGACCCGGTGTCAGCCATCTGCCGCAGCACGTCCAGGCTCAACGCGCTGCCGGCCAGCTCCGGCAGTAGCACGCCGGGCAGGGTGATCGCGTCGTCGCCGCGACCGACGAACTGGCGCGCCGGCTGGGCACCGATGCGGCTGCTGCTGGCGTGTCGCCACTCGGTCTGCCGCTGGAACTCTTGGTAGGCCAGCGTGTGCAGGCTGAAGACGAACATCCCGAGGGACAGCATCATGGTGGTTACTCCCGGTCCTGCAGGCGGGCGCGCAGGCGCGCCGCCTTGTTGCGTTCGCGCTCGTCCAGCAGTTGGCTGAGCGTGCGTTTCAGGTCTGCGGTGTCGCTGCCCGCGCCGGCCTGGATGGTGATGTAGTAGGTGTCGCCGCCGATGCTGACTGCCGCTGGCGCCGAGCTGACCGGGGGACGGTTGTCGATGGTGATGGCCTGCGCCGGGGCGCTGGCGCCTAGCACCAGGGCACCGATGGCGCCGGCGCTCTTGCCCAGGTCGCCCAGCATGGCCAGCAGTGGCTGGTCAAGCATCGGCGAGCGTTGGCGCTGGGCCGCGACCAGTTCGGTCACCACTGCCGGCGGGGTGATCGTAGAGCGGGTGCCTCGGGTCAGCTCACTGTCCAGGCCGGCGACAGCCTGGCGGCCTGCGTTGACCAGGCCCTGGCCGATACGTGCAATCACGCCCAGCGGGCCGGCCTGCCCGGCGCCGAGGCCCTGGGCCAGGCCAGCCATGGTGAACCCGCCCAGGTCGGCGAACACCCGCGACGGTGAATGGATGCCAAGCTTGGCCTTGAACCAGTCGATCGCGGCGCCGCCGACGCGTTGGACCGCGCGCTTGATCTGCCCGATGCCGGCGAGCAGGCCGTTCACCAGGCCTTGGACGATCATGTTGCCGAAATCGGTGAAGCGTGCCGGTAGGTCGATGCCCAAGTAGCCCAGGACGCCGGAGAACGCACGGTAGATCAGACCGAGAGGGCTGAAATTCATCAGGGTTGAAAGAATGCCCCCGATGCCGCCGTCGAAACCTGCCTTGATCTCTTCCCACAGCCCCAGCAGGTACGCCTTGACGGCGTCCCAGTTGCGATAGATCAGGTACGCGGCGCCGGCCAGCACCGCCACGACGGCGGCAATTGCCAGGACCACTGGGTTGGCGGCCAGGCCCCACAGCGCGATGCTCACGACGCGCAGGGCGGTCACCAGCGGGCCGATCAACAGGCCGGCCAGCATGCGGATCGGTGCGAACAGCAATTTCAGCAGGCCGATCAGGCCGGGCAGGCGAATGCCGATACTGGCGAACATGAAGCGTAGCGCGATCATCGGCCCCAGGACTCCAGCCACAGCGATCAACAGGCTTCCGACGGTGGCCATCAGCGCCGAGAACGCGGCAATGGTGATGACGATGGCTTTGCTCAGCAGGGGGTTCTGTTTTAGGAACTCGCCGACCTCATGTAACAGATGGCTGAAGTCTTGGGTGAGTTCGCGCAACCAGGCGTTGTTCTTGTCGAACAGTTCGACCGAAATGTTTTCCAGGGCGGCATGCAGCATGGTCATGTCGCCCTGGAGGTTATCCAACTGAGTGGCCGCGACCTGGGCTGCTTCGCCTTCGCTGTTGTCCAGGTTGCCGCGCATGGTCTGGAACTGGCCGCTCTGCACCGCGCGCATCAGGGTGCCGAAGGCGGTCACCGCATACTGCCCGGCGATGTCCTTGAAAATCGCCCCGCGCTGGAGGTTGCCCATCGAACGGGTCTTGTCGTTGATGTCCTTGAGGATGTCCAGCATGTCGCGCATGTTGCCGGCGCTGTCCTGGGTAGTGACGCCCAGCTTGGCCACTGCCTTGGACAGGCCCAGACGGGTCAGCACCGAGCGCATCGAGGTGCCGGCCTGGCTGCCTTGCACGCCAGCGTTGCCTAGCAGCGCGGTGGCCGCCGTGACGGTTTCCAGGCTCTGGCCATACTCACGACCGACGCCGGCGGAGTACTTCAGTGACTCGCCGAGCATGCGGATATCGACGTTGTTGCGGGTGAACGCTGCGGTCATGACATCGGCCACCTTGTTCATCTTTTCCGCGGGGATGCCCATGGCGGTCTGGATGTTCGAGGCGATATCGGCGGTTGATCCCAGGTCCATGTCACCGGCGGCGGCCAGGTTAAGCATGCCGGGCATGGCGCCGAGAATCTGCTGCGGGGTGTAGCCGGTGCGGCCCAGGAAGTACTGACCCTCGGCGACTTCCTTGTCGGTGAACTTGCTCGACAGTGGCAGGGTCCGGGCTTGCTGCCGCAGGGCCTGCATCTGTGGGTCGTCCTTGCGCTCGATACGGGTGACGGCCTGGGTCGCCGACATCGTGGCGTCGAATTCGTAGCCGACATTGAGCAGTTGTTTCAGCACTCCGCCCGTGTACATCCCGGTTGCGCGCGCGGCCATGCCGGTTCCACCCAGCGCTGCGGCGCTCTGGATGCCACGGCTGTAGGTGTTGCGGGCTTGGGTCAGGCGCTCCTGCTGCTGGCTGAGGTTGCGCAAGCGCTGCGCCTGGCTGTTGATAGCGCCGTTGGCCGCCTGGATCTGCGCGCGCAGGTCGCGCTCATGCTGGCCGAGGTTGCGGGTGCTGATGCCGGCGTTGCTAAGGCGCGTGCGCAGTTGCTGCAAGGCTTGGCTCTGCTGCAGGTGTTGCTGCTTGAGGAAGCCGGCTTCACGGATGGCCCGGTTGTAGTCGCGGGTGAGTGCACGGGTGGGGTTGCCGGCGGCGGCCATCTGCTGGGCCAGCGCTTTCACCCGGGCCTGTTGCGCGGCCAGCGCGGTGCTGACCTGCTCCAGGGCACCGCGCTGGGTGCGGAAGGCGCGCACGTCGCTCTGCTGAGCGTTGAGCTGCTTCAGACGCTCGCGAGTTGCCTTGAGCGCCCGGGCCGTCGCGTCGCTGCCTTGCATGATGCGACGCAGGGGAGCGGTGGCTCTGTCGATCGCGCTGAGCAGCACGCGCAGCTGCAGGTCATTCGCCATCGGCGGAACTCCGTACCCGGGCGCGTTCGCGCCAATCCATCAGTTCGGTGAGCGAGAGCCGGTCCATATGGTCCGGCGCCCAGTGAAACGTCACGGCCAGGTCGGCCATGGCGTTTTCTACGCGATCAGGGAGGCTGCCGCCTTCGCCCGCTTCTGCAGCAAAAAACCGGCGATCACCTGGCCGCAGGCAAGCAGGTCGGCCGGGTCCATGCCGGCGGCCTCGGGCTCGGTGATGGTCGGCTGGCTGATGCGCGGCAGGATTTTGATGGTCGCGGCCACATCGAACTGCAGCAGGTCGAGCAGGTGCAGGCCGCGCAGTTCGCCAGAGGAGGGCTTGCGCAGAGTGAGGGTGTTGATGATTTGCTCCCCGCGCTTGATGTGCTGGTCGAGGACTACGAAGTTGTCGGTGATGGTCTGGTCTTCGGCCGGCGTTGCGGTGTTTTTTTCGTTTTTCATGGGTTCGGTATCCAAGGGGGAAAGAAACCGCCGGCCGGGCCGGCGGGAAGGGACTACAGGCCGATGGCCTTGCGCTGTGCCTCGAGCAGGTCCTTGCCGTTGACCTTCTCGACGAAGTTCAGCAGGTCGATCTCGATGACTTCCTCGCCGTTGACGACGAGCTTGTAGTAGCTGCAGGTGGTGGTGATCTTGTGCTCGGTGTCTTCGCCGGGCTGGGCGTCACCCATTTCGATGGTCTCGTGCCGGCCGCGAACGACGATTTCGACGGACGTGACCGCGCCGGTATCGTCCTGCTGGTAGGCGCCGGCGAAACGCAGCATCACGCCGCTGGCGCTGACTGCGCCGTACTGCTTGAGGACGGTCAGCTCCAGGCCCCCGACGGTCCACTCGAACTGGATGCCGTCGTCGTTGTGGCCGAGGTCGGCCTTGACCGGGCCGTTCATGCCGCCCCCGCGGAAGGCCTCCATCTTGCGGGCCAGCGGGGGCAGGGTGCAGGACTTCACGAGGCCCTGGTAGCTACCGCCATCGTTGAAGAGGTTCATGTTCTTGAGCTTGCGCGGCATGGCCATTGTGGGGCTCTCCGGGAATCAGGTGGGTCGGCTCCCCGTCCGGGGAGCGCTGGGCGTCAGGCGTTGACGCGGCTGGCGAAGTCGACGAGGTAGCTGTCGGTGATCTTCTGGAAGAAGGTCAGGTCCTCGAGCGGCGGCACCGGGGTGTAGTCGTAGGCGATGCGCAGCTTGCCGGCCTTGAGCGTGTCCTTGTCGTTCATGCCGGGGTCGTACCAGGCCTGGGCGTCGATGATCAAGCCGAGCCCCTTGAGCTCGCGGAACTTGGCGTTCACGCCCTCGAGGATGTCGCGCACCAGTGACGGATGCATGGGCTTGTCGACCGCCCACATGTGCGCCTCGGCGATGGTGTCAGCCAGCACCTGGGCGGTGCGGGTGTAGTTCTCGAAGGCGAACAGCGGATCATCGCTGCAGGTGCGCGAACCCCAGAAACGGAATCCCCCTTCCTGTACCAGGGTGGTGACCTCGTTCTCGTTGAGGTAATTGGCGTCGGTGCTGGGGCTCTGCAGGTCCCAGAACACGTCGGCGCTGATGCCGGTCACGCCGTTGACGGCGACGTTCGACAGTGTCTTGTGCCAACCGACCTCCTGATCGATCCGGGCGCGCAAGCCCAGGGCCTGGGCAACAGCTGGGGCAGGCACGGTCTGGTTGACCACGGTGCTCCAAGTCAGGAAGTCCGGCCAGATCACCATGGCTTCGCGCGCGGCGAAGTTCTCGCGGTAGGCGGTGGCCTCTTCCTTGGTCTTGCAGCCGTTGGCGGAGACGTAGGCGAAGCCGCGCAACTGCTGGGCGATGGCGATGAGTGCGGTAGCGACCGGCTGGGTATCCAGGCCCGGCGCGCCGAGGATGCGCGGTACCACGCCCAAGCGGGCCTTAGCGGCAAGCAAGGCCTTCATGCCGGTGTACTTGCCTTCGGCGCTGACGCCGCCGATGACCGCGCTGTTGGTCGCGGCTTCATCCTCGCCCGGCTTCACCCGCACCACAACGGTGGCGGCGTTGGCCTGGTCGGCGATTGCCAGCAGGCTTGCGGGCAGCGTACCGCTGGTGCCCGCCTTGCCGATGGCAGCCTGCACGTTGGTGATGAGTACCGGCGTATCGAGTGGAAAGGCGGTGGCGTCGGCGTCTTCGGCGGTGGCTACCAGGCCGATGATCGCGGTGGCGATGGTGCGAATGGGGCGGGTCCCGTCATTGATCTCTTGGACCCGGACACCGTGATGATATTGGTCAGCGGCCATGGGGTGTGCCTGTGCAGTGGTTGGATGACACTGCACAGGCTGCCGCGCGCGCGGCGATGGGGCGAGGTGGGAAGCTTGTACGGCGGGGAGCTACAAGACGCCATCTGCAAAGAGTGCGTCGAGCCAGTCCGGTGCGGCCGGCCGGTGTTCTGCGAGCGGAAACTCACCGGACTCCGGCCAGTCGCGCAGTTGGCGGCGGTAGGCCTGCAGCGCCTGGTACTGCTCCGCGCTGAGCGTCGTGGTACCAACCTCGAGCTCGTCGCGGTGACGGGCGACCAGGGCGTCGGTGTCGACGAGCTGGCGGTCGCGCCAGTTGCGCTCAATCGCGGCTAGCACCTCCTCTGTGGGCTGCGGTGGTTCTTTCGTCATCGGCTGCCCATCCTTGTCCGCGCAGATCACCCGGCCAGCTTCCTGTTCCAGCAGGATTCGGGCGTGGTCCTCAGCACTGACAGGAACACCGTCCGCCGGCCAGGCCCCAACTGCGTCGTATTCCCCGCGTAGCGAAAGCGGATAGAACGCAACACGACTCGGTGAAAAAATGTAGTCGCTCATTAGTACCCCCATGCCTCCCAGTAAACAGGGCCGGCAGTGTCGTCACCCTGATAGATCGTCATGTTTGTTGTTGTCAGATTCGTGATCACCTGGTTGCCCTGTGATACGTGGAGGCCGGGGGCGCGTTGTTTCCAGTTGGCCCCGAAGACGGCGCGCGGGAACACCATGGGAAAGGTGATGGTCGCCGAGCTGTCTTGGCCGAGAGAGGCAGTGACACCCCACTGACGGATGTACCCCGTATCGTTGTCCCGCCACCAGCCGCTTGCTCCCAGCGAGGCGGTCGCGATAGTTCCCGCGCCGATGTTGCTTCGGGCCGTTGCGGCGTTGTTGGCACCTGTGCCACCGCGAGCCAGCGGCAGGATGCCGGAGGTAATCTGGCTGGCGTCGTGGTTATGTCCTGCTGGCGGGAAGGTTGCCGGCTTCCCTGGCAGCGAAGACCAGTTGTACTCCGACTTGGCCACATAGTTGGCCGGGTTGAAGTTGAGCGTCGTCCACTGCTCCCTCCACGGCTGCCAGGTACCCGCATAACGGCAACGATGAAACATGTATCCGTCATGTGTCTGGTACGTCTGATAGATGAAGTCGCTGGTGGTTCGATAAACCATCAGCCGCCCCGCCTTTGCAATCGGGTAGTTTGCTCCGTTGGCCGCGTAGGCATTGGCGGTCTGATACCACCAGCCGGATGACTCAAGGGTGTTCAGATCGAAAGCGTCTCCGATGCGACTGTCAGGCTCTTTTGCAAACGAGCCCCCCACATCGCAGCGCTTCCAGGTGGACCAGGCTCCACGCTTGTTGCCGTTGTCGTACATGTAGCGCACATACATTTCGGCATTCGCCGCGTAACGCACGGCAATCTGCGCCGCGTTGCCGTTGCGCTGGTTGTACATCATCGTCTGTATATAGAAATACTGCCCTGCGAGCGGCCCATTCGCGTGGTTGGTGAGAATGAGCGGGATGTTCGTTGTGTTCGGGTCTTCCGTAACCGGCGCGCTGGTGCATAGCCCCTGGACGTACCAGGGCAGGCGAGCATCGGCGAACATGCCCGACGTGACTTTCGACGCATCCAGGGCGGGAATGTCGTTCTGTACAAGCGTGCTGCCCGCGATTACTCGCCCAGTCGAGTTCACATTTACCTTGGTGTAGACGCCGGCAGTGACTCCCGTATTCGCCAGCCGGATATCGAGCGTAGCGTTTGCGCTGCCGTCGAATGCAGCGCTGCCGGTGGCATCCCCAGCGATTGCCAGCGTGCGGGGGGAGGCCAGCTTGAGTGCAGTCGCTGCCTGGCCTATGGCGTTGCCAGTACCGCCCCGAGCCACAGGCAAGATGCCGGTGGCGAGCTTGCTGGTATCCAGCCAAGGAATGTCGTCAGCCGTCAACGATGAGGCGCTGGTGACAAGACCTTTGGCGTTCACTCTGACCTTCGTGTAGGTGCCGACGGCTACACCGGTATTGGCTAGGGTCAGGGCACCGCTGACGCTACTGGAGCCGTCGAAGCGCGCCGCCCAGGTTGCGTCGCCGGTTGCGCTGAGCGTGATAGCCGCCGCCAGCCGGCTGGCCGTGGCGGCGTTGCCGGTAATCGAGGTCGGCAGTTGGCCGGCCGCGTTCAGCCGGAGAAGCTTGTTGGCCGTCGGGGTGGTGACAGCCTCGCTGACGTTCAGTGCGTCGGTGATGCCGTAACCCCCCAGCGTGGTGGCCTTGTTCGCCTTCTGTGCCAGCAGGCCATCGGTGGCGGCCTTGGTGTAGGCATCGGTGATGCCATAGCCGGCCAGCGTGGTCGGGTTACTGCCGGCGGTGACGATACCGTTGGCGTTGACGGTGACCGCGCGGTAGGTGCCGGCGGCCACGCCGGAGGCTGGCAAGGCGATGGTGCGATCCGCAGACAAATCGCCACCGCCGACCAGGCCGTTGCCGGCCAGCACCTTGCGTCCCTTGAAGTCCTCGGCAACCTTCGCCGCCACCCAGTCCTGGGTGGCGTAGACGATGCCGTCGTCGATGATCAGTTCGACGTGCTCCATGCCGGATAGGATGATCTGCACGCGGATGGTCTGGGTGCGCGCGCTCCCGCTCTCGACGCTGGCCTTGAAGCTGGGCGGGCAGTTGGCGACCGCCACGAACTTCCCATCGGCGTCCTCGAGGCCGATCTCCCGTATCCAGAAGCCGCCGATGGCCATCGGCAGTACCAGCTCGGCGACCAGCACGTTTGCGCTTTGCTCGGAGACGAACAGGCGGTTCAGTTGAGCGCGGTAGCGCTGGCGGATCAGCTTGGTCTGAGCGGCCGAGGGGATGGGGTCAGCCGTCTCGCCGGGCGCGCCGCCGGCGTCACCGATGAGCATATGGGTGGGCTGCCACTTCTTCCCGGCTTCGCTCGCCGCGATCAGCGCTGCCGCGCCGATGTCGGTGAGCAGGCCGCCGTACTTGGGAGTCGTCATATCACTGCTTCCAGGGGCTGATTTCCAGGGTGTCGCCGTCGATCGTCGCCAGGCCGTGGCGGGCCAGGATGTCCGGCGTGATGCGCAGGTCCAGGCGGGTCAGGTGTCGGCTGACTGGGCGCACGTCGTCGAGCAGGCGCTCGAGCTCGAGCACGGTCTCCTCGTCGAGACCGTTGTCGCTGACGTCGACGGTGATTTCGAAGGTGCCGGGGACGCCGGCGGGGGTCTGTTGCCACCACTCGAGGATGTCGGTCAGCGAGCCGACGGGTTCGACCACGCGGCGCAGGGCGCTCAAGGTTCCCTTGTGGGAGTGGACGAGGTAGGCATCCCGAATGACCTGGCGCTTCACACGCTCCGGCCAGGTGCTGTCCCAGCGATCGACGGAGAACGCCCAGGCCAGGTACGGCAGAAGGGCGACCGGGCAGGTGCTGGGGTTCCACAGTTGGCGCAATGGGATCGGTACCCGTTCGATCTGCGCCAGGGCTTCGGCGGCCAGGCGCTCAAGTTCGGTGGCGTTGCGTGGGAGCAAGCTGGGCATCACTCATCCCCCAGCGTCAGCGTAATTCCGGTGCAGTAGGGCGCCTGGGCTGGTGTGGCGGCGATGTCCGACCAGTTGCTGAGCGTGACCTTGCGCACGCCTTCCACGTGGAGGGCCGCATGCACCGCCGATTCGGACACTTCCATGCCCAGGCGTCGACGCTGATGGACGTAGGCCGTCAAGCGGGCCCGGGCGGCATCGAGTATCGGCTCGGACTCCGGGCCGATGGTGGCCAGGTAGAGCGTCGCGTCGACGCGGTACTCGAGCACCTGGGCGGACTGGACTGTCAGGCGGTCCGCGACGGGCCGGCGGTCGGCGTCGTTGAGGTAGGCGTCGACGATGGTCAGCAGGTCCGCCGGAGCGCTGCCGTTGCCCTGGGCGGCCTGCACCGTCACCATGACAACGGCAGGTGATGGGCTGACGGCCGAGGCATCGCCGACGCGACCGTCGGCGGCGCGGGCGTGGAAGATGTAGCTGTTACGCGGTCCCGCGGTGCTGAGGCCTTCCCAGGCCATCTGCGCGCGCTCGCGTAGGCTGTCGTCGGACTCCAGCAGTTCCGGCACGGGCGGCACCTTCGATGGATCTCCGGGCTGGATGACCAAGCGCCTGACGTTGTAGTTGGCGGCGAGCTGGTCGAGGTCGGCGCCCTGGGCGCTGGCCAGCATGTTGGCGAGAGCCGCCTCGTTGACCCGCTGGCGCCAGAGCATTTCGCGGTACGCGTTTTCCTCGAGCAGCTTGGTCAGCGGTTCGGACTCCAGGGCGAGGCGGGCGGCGATTTCCGCCTGCTGATCCTCCGGCCAGAGGCTGATGGCGTAGGCCTTGCGCTCGGCGAGTATCTGCTCGTAGTCCAGCTGCTCCACCGCGTGTGGTGGTGGCAACTGGCTGAGGTCGATGGCGACGAAGTTCGTTGTCATGCGCTGGCGCCCATCTGCAGGGGGATGCTCAGGTTGTGCGGCTCATTGCTGTCCACCAGGGTGGCGTCAATTTCCATGAGAACCTGGCCGGCCAGGTTCTGGCCGGTGATCTGGACACGGCTCAGGCGGATGCGCGGCTCCCAGCGCATGAGGGCCATGGCGGTGGCGGCATAGACCTGCAGGCGGGTGGTGTCGTTGAACGGAGCATCGATCAGCTCCGGCAACTGGCTGCCGTATTCGCGTCGCATGACGCGGCTACCGATGCGAGTGGTGAGGATGTCGGCGATCGACTGGCGGATGTGTGCCAAGCGGTCGATGGCGCCGCCGGTATGGGCGTTCATTGCGGTTTCCCCGTCGTAGCGCCGCCCGGCATGACGCCGCCGTGGGTATGACCGACCAGGCTGATGCCCTTGGCGATCACGTCGACGCTCACGGTGACCTTGCCGGTGACGGTCTGGTTGCCGGTCTGGATGTAGTCGCCCTGGTGTGTGATGTCGCCGACGATGCGGATGCCGCCGTCGCTGATGAGCTCGGTGGTACCGCCGGCGGGAAGAACTGCGCGCAGGTGGTGGGCGGCGCTGTCGTACTCGATCACCGCGCCGTCACGGTAGGTGGTGCGATGCAGGGCGTCGCGGTCGCCGTTGGGCGGGATCAGGTCACTGAACAAGCCGGTCAGGACCACGCCATTGGCGGTCTGCCCGGATGGGCTGAAGAGCAGTACCTGCTCGTCCAGAGTGGGGGCGTTCCATTCGCGGTCGGCGCCGGCCCGCGGCGATGCCCAGGGCAGCCAGCCGGTCAGCAGGTCACCGGTCAACACACGGACGCGCTGCGCGGCATGGTCCACCGCGGCGATGGTGCCGAGGCGGATCAGGTTCTCGATCATGCGGGAGAGGGCGGCGAAGTCGTTCATGCCGCCGATAGTGGGCGACGCGCGCGCGGGAGGCAGCCAGCGGCGTTTGTAGCGGCCACGTGTACATGCTCAGGTTGGAATGTGAGCGAGCAGCCCCTCACGGATCATCTTAAGGTCGGCTTCGGTGAAACCGAGTAGACGCCGCTGCGCATAACGGACCTCTGGGGCGCCGCGCTCGGCGCGATCCTTCAACCCGTATTGGTGGACTCGCGCGATCCGCGTGACCCGGCCGGCGAAGGAAACGGTGATCGCCTGGGCGTCGCCCTTGGCGCGCAGATAGCGCACCGTGCGCAGCTTCTGGAACATCTTGATCTTGCGCCGAATACGGCCCTGCTTGCCGCGCAGTTCGCGCTTCTTGCGTGGCTCGTAGGCGCTGCCGTCGGGGTTGCGCTGTGCCATCACGCGCTTCTGTTGGCTGCGCCGTAGATCGCGGGCGAGCGAACGCGCGAGGGCAGCACGAGGGACTGGCTCGAGGGCGCGGAGAATCGGCCCTGCCCAGTCTTCCAGAGCCTCGAGGCTGTCAGCCATTGGCCGGGCGCCTGATCTGCGGCGTCTCGAGCATGACGGCCTCGGTAGGCGTCGGCGGCGTCCACTCGGCCAGCAGCTCGCCGTTGGCGAGCATCTGCATCGGCCCATCGACCTCGATGGCCTCGGTGAGCTGGGGCTCTTCCGGGTGACTCACATCGTAGCGGCCATCCTCGCGACGCTTGACGACGACACGCTCGGTCAGTGGCAGGACGATACCGAGGTCGACCTTGCTGCGGTCGAGCATGTCGGCCTCGAAGGTGATGCCGTCCTGCACCTTGGTGAGGTTGGCCAGCAGATCCGACTGGTTCACCAGCAGCCAGCCGAGCAGCGGCAGAAACACGCTGTCGGGGTGCCCGGCGAAGTCGGTGAGGATCACCTGCAGGTCATACGCGTATTCGAAGGACAGGCTCTCGGCCGAGGTGCTGCGGACCCGGCCGTTGTCGATGAATATCACCAGGCGGTCGCCGTTGTTCCTGAGTTCCGGCACGGCGGCGAGCAGATGCGCCTTCAGGCTATCGGGCTTGTTCATGGGTAGCCCCTTGGGTGCGGATGATCATGTCGACCTTCGCGGCGCATTCGGCCCAGGCCAGGCCGATACGCTCGACTTCAGTCTGTAGGCCGCCGTTGTCCTTCGGTGCCGCTGACTCCAGGCTGCAGGGCGTCACGGCGGGACAGCCACTGATGGTAAGCGGCCGCTCCGGTGATAGCGGGGCGCTGTTGCAGCCGGCGAGCAACATCAGGCAGAGGCTGATCAGCCCACTGGCGATAGGGTTCATCGTCACGTTTCAGGTCCTCGATCAAGCGTTCGCGGATGGCCAGCGCCTGGCGCAGCTGCTGCCGCTGTTGGTCTAGGTCGGCCTGGGCCAGGCGCTCGCGGGAAAGGGCGGCCTCGAGGGCCGTGATGGTGCCGGCCTGGCGGGAAAGCTGGGCGTCGCTGGCTTTCCTCGCCAACTCGGCCTGGGCCAGGCGGGCCTGCGCCAGGTCGATGCGCTGCTGCTGTACCCACAGGAGCAAGCCGAGGACACCGAGCAGGGCGGCGCTGTACAACACCTGGCGCAGAAGGCTCACGTGCTGGCCTCGGCGCAGTTGGCGTGTTGCTCGTAGGCTCGCGCGAGCTTGGTGTCGTAGAGGTTCCGCTTGTAGTCGGGGCCGTTGTAGAGGCGGGCGAAGTCGGCCCATTTGCGAGCCTTCAGCGCCTTGTGTAGCGCCGGGTCGGTGTCGATGAAGCGGACGAACGCTTCGAACTGGGCCGACTCGCTGCGCCCCATGGACTCGGCGAAGGCCTGCACGCTGACGTAGCCCAGGCGTTGCCAGTGGAAACCCATGATCTGGAAGGCGCCCCAACTGGCCGACTCCAGGGCGGCGGTATCGTCGATCTGGCGCGCGTTCGCCAGGCGCTGGTGCTCGGCGGTTCCGCCGGCATAGCCGCCCGGGCGAGGGTTCACCAGCGCGGGGAACTGTGCGGCCAGCTGGTCGGCGGTGACCTGATCGTGGGCGGCGAGACGGCGATACATGATGTGGCGTTCGAACAGGATTGCCGGCTTGCCGTTGCCCAGGAATCCCTGGCCGTTCGACTCGACCTGGTTGACCGCGTAGATCGTCGCCAGCGGCAGGCCGAGGCGAGTTCCGGCGGCGACGAGGTCGGCGTTCTGCAGCAGGTGCGAGCAGTCAGCGCCGCCGAGGGCGGCCAGGGTCTTCGGGCCGGCGATGCCATCGGCGACCAGGCCATGCGAACGCTGGAAGGCGCGCACCGCGTCCTCGGTGGCGGCGCCGAAGTGGCCGTCCTCGTAGAGGTTGGCGCCGGCCCAGGTGTTCAGCCGACGCTGCAGCTGGCGGACCTCTTGAGAACGGTCACCATATCGAAGGGTCATGCGGATGGCCTCAGCAGGGCGGCGACGTTGCCGCGGGAACGGAAGATCAGCAGGCACAGCAGGGCGGCGACGATGGCGTGCCAGATGCTGACCGGTGGGCGGTAGAGCAGGATTTCCAGTCCGCAGATGGCCATGGATGCGCCGAGCAGGCTGGCGAGCAACGAGACGCTGCGGCGGAAGCGGGCGCCGCAGCGCTGGTAGCAGACCAGGCGCAGCGCGGCAGCGATGTAGGCCAGGGCGGCGATCAACGGAACGGCAGTCATGAGCATGTCAGCGACCTCCTCGAATGCGGCGCCAGAGGTCGTCGAAGTCGACCTTGTCGACCCAGGCGACCGCCTTGAGGCTGAGGGGAATGACCACCAGGGCGCAGACGAAAGCAGAGAAGGCCAGGTTGGTCAGCCAGGGCACGCGGGCGAGGGCGACATCGGCGAACAGGTAGCCGACGCAGGTCGGCAGGATCAGCGACAGCAGGCGCGACCAGGCCTTCAGGTCCTGCTTCGTGCCGGTGGCCAGCCAGGCGCCGAGCAGGGCGCCGAACAGCATGCCGCCGTCAACCGGAAGGGTTACGCCCAGGCCGAGGCCCATGATGGCGCCGGCCGTGGCGGTGGTGGTGAGGTCAGCCATGCGGGGTGGTTCCTTGCAAAGTGGTCAGTCCCATAGGTTCAACATCTGCCGTTCCGGGGCGGCTGTCGGAATGTCCGGCATGGTGACCTTGAGGCCAGGGGGGAGGGTGGGGCCGTGGTCGGCCAGACCGTGGTTCGCCTCGAGGACCGCCTCGGTCACGCCGGCGGTGCGGCCGTAGTGCCGCCAGCACAGCGCCTCGACGGTGTCGTTCTGGTGGGCGATCGCGACGGCGGCCATCAGATCAGCTCCACCGTTGTGCGGGGACGCTTGAGAAAGTCACGGATCGCCCAGCGCTGGTCGCGGCGGTAGTCGTCGATGGTGGTTGCGATGTCCTGGGCCTTGTCGTTGCCGTTGGTGGTGGTGTCGTACCAGCGGTAGCGCTCGGCCACTTCGGCGGCGGTAGCCGACTGCACTGCGCGCAGATACAGCTGCACCAGTTCGGAGGTCTCCCGCACCTTGTCGGACGGCACCTGGGCGAGGTCGGCATAGCCGGCCGCGATCTTCTCAAGGCGCCAGGTCCGCAGCTCGCGGTTGACGCTGATCACCGCGGCAATGACCGCGACTTCAAGGCGCGCCGGGTCGACGCTGGAGTCGATGCGCAGGTTCGCGCGCACATGCTCGAGCTCGATGGTGGGCCAGAAGGGGTCGCTGTTGATGTGCCCGCTCGGGACCGGGCCGTTGGCGATGAATCCGCTCATGCTGCTGCTCGCTTGAGTTCGCCGGTGGTCGGGGCGTCACTGCTCAGGAAGGAGAGGACCTGGCAGATCGGCCCCGAGCCGGCGGGGCGCGGGGTACGCTCGGTCAACCGCCAGAGGCGGTCAGTTTCTTCTGGAGCCGTTCGGCGGCCTCCAAATCCTTCTTCCCGCCGCACTTGTCGTGCAGCTGGATCGCGCGCTTGAGCAGATCGATGCCGGCTTGCACCTGCCCGGGTTGACCGGGGCTCTCCACAGAAAGGCCTTCCAGGGTGGCATGGCCGGCGGCGAGATAGAGCTTCGCGCGGGCTTCGTCGGGCATGTCGGCCTGGTCGGTGAGCAGGAGGGTGCGATGCAAGGTCGCAAGGTCGAAGCTGCCGCCGGTCTTCTGTGCCTTGAGCGCGGCCTCGGCGATTTCTTCGGCGATGACGCAGCCGGCGGTACGCGCGAAGCGGTCGGGCATGACCAGGTCGTGTGCGAGCACGTAGTCGGCGATGTCCAGGGCACCGGCGTAATCGCCGGCATCGATGCGCCAGAGCATGACGGTGGTGACCACCTCGTCCTGGGCGCCCTTGCCGGCCTGCAGCACGCCGGAAATGTACGGCTGGTAGGCCGGCAGCAGCTCGACCTTGAGCGCTGCCTTGCCTTCGCCGGATTGGATGTTCTTCAGGCGGCTGCGATCCTGATACAGCTGGGCGAGCTGCAGCTCATAGGCGTTCGCGCCTTCCATGCCCTGGTGCGGGGCAGTGGCCGCCGCCTCTTGAGCGGCGGTCACGCGTAGGAAGTGCGCCTTGGCGGGACTGAAGGCCATGTCATCTACTCCGCGACTTCGATGTTCTCGACCACGCAGCCGAGGCCGTAGTCCTCGACGACGTAGGCGTCGTTGCTGGACTCGTAGTTCTCGATGCGGTTCTTCTCCGGTACCTCCTTCAGGTAGCGGCGGCGACCGCCGATCTGCCAGTAGAGCGACAGGTTCTTCAGGGTGGTGACCATGAGGCCCTTCTCGGGCACGTAGGGCACTTCCACCGGCGGCAGGCCGCCCATGCGCTTCTGCGACAGGATGAGGTCGGTGGCGATCTTCTCGGTTGCCGGCTGGTCCTTGTTCACCATCGGGAAGTACTTGTCGTGGACCAGCTCGCGGCCGAGGATCACCACCAGGCCCGGGTCGCGGCGGTGCCAGGGATCGATCAGGCTGCTGACCACGTCGAACACCAGGGCGTCGAGGTTCTTGTAGTCGGCGTCGGCGCCGTTGCCGACTACCACCTTGCCGGCGGCCTTCCCTTCCTTCAGTACCCGTGCCGGAGCGTTGGTGCGGTACTGCTGGAACCAGCCAATGTTCACGTCCTGCAGCAGCGGGTTGGCGGCGCGGTTGGTGGTAGCCGCGGCGCTGGTACCGTTGAAGCCGATCATCAGGCGGTCGAGGGCCTGGCGCTTGAGAATCGCGTCGCGCAGCAGGGCCTGGAACTCCGGGAACTTGGCCCAGGCGTCGAGCATGGCGTAGGTGATGGCGGTGTCGAAATCGGTGTGCTTGCACTCGTAGCGCTGGTTGTCGAGCGTGGACACGTCACGCGGCTTGCGTACACCGTCGCCGGTGGTATCGGTACGGCTGGCGATGGTGCCGCTGACGCCGATGCCGATCTTCTCGCCTTGCAGCTCGTCGACGCCGTAGACGTTGATCTGCTTCAGGAACTCGCTGGACTCCTGAATACGTTGCTCCAGCTTCTGCTGGACACTCGGCTCGACGGCGAAGGTCTGGACGGCGGAGTTCACGCCGTTGAGCTTGGCGAGCTGCGCCAGGTAGGCGTCGAACTGTTTGCGGGTTTCGTTGCGCATGGTGCTTTTCCTTTGGATACCGGGGCGGGGGACGGTTAGCAGTCGGTCAGGGCGACACTGCCGCCACCGGTGACCGGGGGCCGCTGCTGTTGGCTGTGGTCCCGGGTGCTATCGAGGGTGCTCTTGAGGTCCGCCAGTTCCTTGGTGACCTTGTCCAGTTGGCTGGCCAGTTGCTGGGTCTGCTTCTTCTGCTCGCCGAGTTGCTCGCCCAGGTCGCGGCTGTGTTCGGCGATCGCTTCGACGGCCTCGCCGACCTGGCCGAACTCGGCTTGGGTGCGGGCTTCCTTGCCCTTGAGCAGTTCCTTGACCTTGGTGAACAGCGCCGCGCCGACCGAGGGCTTTTCCTCGTATTCCTCGAACTCGAGGGTGCCCTCTTCGGCAGCGCTGAACAGGGTGTCGGGGTTGGTCTTGCGGCTGGCGAGGGTCCCGTTCTTGGCGCTGAAAGACAGCGCCTCGGTGCCCAGGCTGGCGGGTGAGTCGGTGATGGCCAGGCCGACCAAGTAGGCCTTGCCGGTGTCGGCGAACTTGGGATCGATCTCGACCGAGGTGTAGACCTTCTGCCGCTGCTTGTTCAGTTCCAGCAGCGCCTGGTTGGGCTCCAGTTGGGCGAAGAGGGCGAGCTTCTTCTGCCCGTTGATGTCGATCTCTTCCGCCTTGCACGCCAGCACGTCGCCATAGGCGCCGAACTCACCAGCCGGCCATGCCCACTTGATGTGCTCGCAGTTGATCCGCGCGCCGTAGGTGTTCGGGTCGTACTGCGCGGCCATCTGCTCGATCCAGTCGCGCTCGATGTTGCGGCCGTCCGTGGTCGCCCCTTCGACGGCGATGCGGAACCATTTGCTGCGGAATTTCTTCATGCCGGGAGTCCTCAATGCGGCTGATGCGGGGTGCATGGCAATGAGGGGCATGTTCGGGACGCGCGCGCGGCCCAGCAATCAAGCGGGATTGTAGGGCGCGGAGCTACAAGGGGCGGCGCTACTGAGGGGCGAGGGTGGGCGGCAGCATCTGCGCCATGAACGCTGCCGTCGAAATTCCCATCCGTGACAACCGCCGCCAGGCCAAATTCCTGTACTGGATGGGCTGGCGTGTCTGCGACATCGCCGATCACCTGGGCGAGAAGGACAAGACCCTTCACTCATGGAAGGACCGCGACGGATGGGACCGGGCCGACAGCGTAGAACGGATCGGGGGGGCCCTGGAAGCCCGATTGGTTCAGTTGATCCTGAAGGACGGCAAGACCGGCGGTGACTACAAGGAAATCGACCTGCTGCATCGGCAGCTTGAGCGCCAGGCGCGGATCCTGCGCTACCAGGGCGGTGGTACGGAAACCGACCTGAACCCCGAGCTTGCCAAGCGTAACGAAGGTCCCAAGCGCAAACCGAAGCGCAACGACATCAACGAGGAACTGACCGAGAAACTGGTCGAGGCCTTCCTCGACGGTTGCTTCGACTACCAGAAAGACTGGTACCGCGCGGGCAATCAGCGAACCCGCGTGATTCTCAAGTCGCGGCAGATCGGCGCCACGTTCTACTTCGCCCGCGAGGCGCTGATCGACGCGCTGGAAACCGGGCGCAACCAGATATTCCTGTCGGCCAGCAAGGCCCAGGCGCACATCTTCAAGGCGTATATCCAGGCCTTCGCGCGCGATGCGGTAGGTGTCGAACTGAAGGGCGACCCGATCATCCTGCCGAACGGCGCGGAATTGCACTTCCTCGGTACCAACGCGCGGACTGCCCAGGGCTACCACGGCAACTTCTACTTCGACGAGTTCTTCTGGACGTTCAAGTTCAAGGAGCTGAACAAGGTCGCCAGCGGTATGGCGATGCAGAAGCGCTACCGGCGGACCTACTTCTCGACGCCCAGTTCGATGGCGCATGAGGCCTACACATTCTGGACTGGCGAGCGCTTCAACAAGGGCAAGCCGGCCGCCGATCGCATCAAGATCGACGTAAGTCATGACGCCCTGCAGCAAGGGCGACTGTGCGAGGACCGCATCTGGCGCCAGATCGTCACTATCCTCGATGCCGAGGCCCGTGGCTGCGATCTGTTCGACATCGACGAGCTGCGTCTCGAGTACGACGCCGAGGCTTTCCAGAACCTGCTGATGTGCCAGTTCGTCGACGACGGCGCGAGCATTTTCCCGCTGACCATGCTGCAGCCGTGCATGGTCGATAGCTGGGACTTGTGGTCCGAGGACTACAAGCCGTTCGCGCTGCGACCGTTCGGTGATCGCCAGGTGTGGCTGGGCTATGACCCCGCCGAGACGGGCGACACCGCGGGTCTGGTGGTGGTGGCGCCGCCGGCGGTACCGGGCGGCAAGTTCCGCGTACTGGAGCGCCATCAGTTCCGCGGCAAGGACTTCGCCGAGCAGGCCGAGTTCATCCGCAAGGTGACCCAGCGCTACTGGGTCACCTACATCGGCGTCGACACCACCGGCATGGGCTCTGGCGTCGCACAGCTGGTGCGCCAGTTCTTCCCGGGGGTGCGCACCTTCAGCTACTCGCCCGAGGTGAAGACGCAATTGGTCATGAAGGCCTGGTCGGTGATCAAGAACGGCCGCCTCGAATTCGACGCCGGCTGGACCGACCTGGCCCAGGCGCTGATGGCTATCCGCAAGACCATCACGGCCGGTGGGCGCCAGTTCACCTACACCGCCGGCCGCAACGACAACACCGGCCACGCCGATCTGGCCTGGGCGCTATTCCACGCATTGCAGAACGAACCGCTCGAGGGGCAGACCCCCGCGAATACCGGGCGCATGGAGATTTTCTGATGAGCAAACGTCGCAGCCACCGCCGCCAGCAGCCGGTTACAGTCCAGTCCGCACGGGAAGGCGAGTTCATCCCGCGCCAGGGCGGCCTTGCCGAGGCCTTCACCTTCGGTGACCCGATGCCGGTGCTCGACGGCCGAGGCATCCTCGACTATCTCGAGTGCTGGTCGAACGGGCGGTGGTACGAGCCGCCGCTGTCCATGGAGGGGCTGGCCAAGGCGGTGGGGTCGAGCGTCTACCTGCAGTCGGGCCTGAAGTTCAAGCGCAACATGCTGGCCAAGACCTTCATCCCGCACCGCCTGCTCAGCCGGGCGACGTTCGAGCAGTTCTCCCTGGACTGGCTGACATTCGGCTCGGCCTACCTCGAGCAGCCTCGTTCTCGCCTGGGTACGCGGATGCCGCTGCAGGCGCCGCTGGCCAAGTACATGCGCCGCGGCACCGATCTGGAGACGTTCTACCAGGTGCGCAGCTGGAAGGATGAGCACGAATTCGAGAAGGGCAGCGTGATCCAGTTGCGCGAAGCCGACATCAACCAGGAAATCTACGGGGTGCCGGAGTGGTTCTGCGCCCTGCAGAGTGCCCTGCTGAACGAGTCGGCCACGTTGTTCCGGCGTAAGTACTACAACAACGGGAGCCACGCCGGCTTCATCCTCTACATGACCGACGCCGCACAGAACGAGGAAGACATCGACGCGCTGCGCACGGCGCTGAAGACCGCGAAGGGGCCGGGCAATTTCCGCAACCTGTTCGTCTACGCGCCGAACGGGAAGAAGGAGGGGATCCAATTGATTCCGGTCAGCGAGGTGGCGGCCAAGGACGAGTTCGGCTCGATCAAGAACATCAGTCGCGACGACCAACTTGCCGGCCTGCGGGTCTATCCGCAACTGATGGGGGTGGTGCCGCAGAACGCCGGTGGGTTCGGATCCATCAGCGACGCGGCAGCGGTCTGGGCCAGCCTGGAACTGGAGCCAATGCAGGCGCGCTTGCAGCAGGTCAATGAGCTGATCGGGGAAGAGGTCGTGAGGTTCACTGCCTTGGGCCTGCCTTCGCTCCGTTGATCTACCGAGCTTTTGCGCGAGGCAAAAAAAAGCCCTCACTTGATGAGGGCTTTTTCGAATCTCTTTGAGTTCAGCCTGCAGCAGCTGCTGCTAGCACCTTGCATTGGCGCTCGGTGGATTTCTTCATCACGACTTTGTATACACGCTTCTTCTCTTCGGAAGACGCGTTACGAACGAATTCAGAGAATTTCGTGGTTGTGCCCGGCTTTTTCACTGTAAAAATGCTCATTTCAATCCTTAGCCTCGCTGTAAAAGCATCTGCTCAAGGGACGCGCGATCATAGGTTTCGGGGACATGGCTGTCAATCCGGTCTATGTTCGCCTCGTAAACACGGTGGGATCCGTCGTTGTTTTTCAGCAGCAGATCCACCTCTATCGACCCTCCGAAGCGTTGCTTGAGCCGATTCACGACGTCTCTCGCCGCGAAATACTGTCTCACAAACTCTTCGATCGGGATTTTTCTTCCCTCTACTCGCTCTCGAGCTTGGACAAATTCCCATGCAAGGTCAGGCCGCTGATACACGTACAGGATTAGCACAGTCCTGCCCTTGTGCAAGGATCGCTGGATGTTCCGCTCTGCTATCTCGTAGTTGGCTAGCGTGCCGTCCAAGAGAAATGACTGTCGCTGATCCAGGGCCAAATCATGAATCTTCTCTACCAAAATAGAGACGGCAGGTTGGAACAGCCAGGAATTCCCTCCCGTGTACCCTTCGAACTCAGACCGCAATTCGTCTGGATCGATCCGTAGAACCTTTGACCCGATCTCGTCGAACTGAGACAGGAGCTCGATCGAGGCTTCTGTCTTGCCTGCCCCAGGGGACCCGGCCATGAAAACTGACACGGGGTTTTCCTCTCGAGCATATATCTGGGGGCTTGTTAGCCGCTTTGCAATGGACTTCTTGTTCGCTCTGGCGAACGCGATGGCGCCATCGCAAATTGCCTGCTCCTCAGCGCTTAACGGCAT